TTTCATTTAGGAGATAGTATATGACTGACTCGACATGGTTGAAGAGCGCCCGTGCTGCGCTACGCATGACGCAGCGCGAGCTAGCGGATGCTCTCAACGTCGCACCTAGCACGGTAGCGGCATGGGAGCAGGGTGTGCATCGTCTCTCCGGTCCTGCTGCCGTAGCGGTGCAGCTAATGCTACGGCTAACGGGACGGGAGAATGTTCACGATCGCACGTGAGTGGTGGTTGTAATAGTAACAACCGCCGGTGTGTCGGCGGACAACAGGAGGAGTGTACTATGTACGACGAGAACGTTGTTGATCTGCTAAGGTTTGCGATGTCGCACCTTGAGGCCGACCTCGAGAACGCCACGATCCCGCTGGCGTCACAGGCCGAGGCGGCCGACGTGCGACGGCGTATCGAGGACATGGACGCGGCTATCCTACGCATGCAATTCCCGGACGCATGCGACCGCGTCGTCGTACTGCTCTGTCGTCTAGAGCGGCGTGGCGAGCTGCGACCGTACGAGGTCGCTATGCTGCGTGAGGCGTTAGAACAACAGTAGGAGACTATCAATGAATAACGTCTACCAACGCATCCATTCTGTCATGCGGCAGGTTGGCTATATACAGAAGAGGCAGCCGAGCAACGACCTGCCATATACCTACGTGTCCCACGACGACGTCGTGGCGGCACTACGTCCTGCTATGGTCGAGCACGGGCTGGTAGCTATCACGACCGTGCTGAACCACACTGCCCAGGTCGTGCAGGTGCCGAGTCGATATAGTGACCGCAGTGATACACTGAACTTCACGACGGCGACCGTGCAGCTCGACATCGTGAACGTCGACGATCCAACGGATCGCGTAACGGTGCAAGGGTTCGGATATGGCATCGATCGCCAGGACAAGGGGCCTGGGAAGGCGATCAGTTATGCGTGCAAGATGATATTATTGAAGACATTCATGCTCGAGACGGGCGATGAGCCCGAGAATGACAACATTTCGTGCCCACTATCGGCTGCGCATCCTCCTGTCACGGCCGGTGTGATAGCGCCGGAGGGTACCACTCACCCCTCTCCCCAGCCTGCTCAGACACACCGTCCTCCGGTGCACCCATCCGAGGACGACGAGCGTCGTGCGATACTGCGCGAGGTATCGCGCATCGCACGCACGCATCGGCTCACGCCAGACACTATCAGGAGCATCCTGGGTAAGCCGTCTAGCGAGATGACGTTGGACGAGCTGCGCGCGTGCCCCGTGCGGCTCATCGCGCACATTGACTCGCCGCCAGACTCGATCGACGACATCAGGCGCGACATACACGCGTGGTGCGAGTCGCTGCAATACCCGCCCGACGACGTCGTCGAGCTGCGGTTTAGGAAGAAGAACGTGAATGATCTCACACGCGATGAACTCACCCAGCTGTGGCACTCGCTACGGCAGGAGATCATCGCTCAACAGGATGGAGGATTGCGCAATTACTAGAGGACTACTGTACGACACGCCCGACTGGACGGCGTTCGACGTCGATGAGCTGCCGGATGATCCGCCGCCGTTGCAACCACCGGTGGCGGACCCGCAGGACATCGTGTTGAGCCTGTGTCGACGCCGCGCGAACATCGTCGCCGAGGCGCAGGCGCTTGAGGCACGTATCAGCGAGTTACAGGAACGATTAGCGCGTCGCCGTCGTGCAGCGGACTGGCTGCGGCGGGAGATGCTATCGCTCATGCGCACGTACGCATTGCGTAGCGTGCGTGATGCCGAGTACACCATCAGCGTCACCACACGCCCGCCGACGATCGACGTCGAGGATATGCTCGCGTTACCGGACGAATTCGTCCGTGTCAAACGCGAGCCGGACAAGATAGCACTGAACAGGCACTTCAAAGAGACTGGTGAATTGCCAGCAGGATGTCGGCTGGTGGAAGGTGTCGAAACCATAACAATCAGGAGCAAGTGAACAATGAGTACGAACAATGGAGCATTGAGTTGGAATTCCGAGATTGCGAGTGACGACAAGTACAGTGTTTTGCCGAGTGGCGAGTACTGGTTCGTCGTCGACCGGTGGGAGCGTGCGGTATCGCGCGAGAAGGGCTGCGACATGGCAGTCCTACATCTGAGATTGTACGACGACGAGACTGGGCGTACGGGAACGTGCCGCGACTATCTGGTGTTGCACAAAGACGCGGAGTGGAAGCTCGCCGCGTTCTTCCGCGCGATCGGTGAGAAGCGCCACGGACAGTCATACCGTATGAATTGGGACGTTGTCACGGGTGCGTGGGGACGTGCACAGATTCACGTCGACACATACTCACGCGACGGCGTGCTATACCAAAACAACAAGGTCACGAGGTATCTAGACCGCGTCGCTGGCTGGCGTCTCCCCGAGGCGCTGTCCAAGATCAGCGACGACGTCCCGTTCTAATCAGTACTACCACGCGCGAACAGGAGGACACGTGGAGCTGCGACCGTACCAACGCGAGATGATCCGCCGGTGCTATTCGGCGTGGAACGACGACCTGTATCGGCGGATCCTCGCTGTGATGCCGACAGGAAGCGGCAAGACAGTGTGCTTCGCGCATATCGCACACATCGAGTCTCAGCACGGTCGACGCGTGTTGATACTCGCCCACCGCGACGAACTCATCGACCAGGCAGCCGCCAAGCTCATTCTCGCCACGGGCACCCCGTGCGCCGTTGAACGTGGCACATCGTCCGCGCTAGACAGCAGTGCGCCGGTGGTCGTTGCGAGCGTGCAGACGTTGCACGCAGCACGGCTACAACGCTGGCGTGCGGACACGTTCGACCTCGTCATCGTTGACGAAGCGCATCATGCGCTCGCCGACTCGTACCAACGCATACTCGAGCACTTCGCTACTGCGCGCGTGCTCGGCGTCACCGCAACACCCGACCGTGGCGATAGACGCGAGTTGAGCTCGTTCTTCGAGGCGGTCGCGTACGAGTACTCGTTGCGCGAGGCAATCCAGGACGGGTGGCTATGCCCTATCACCGCCAAGCTGCTACCGCTCCAGATCGACCTGCGCCGTGTGCGTAGCGTCGCTGGCGATTATCACACCGGTGACCTAGACACTGCGATTGCACCGGTGCTCGCGGCTGCCGTGGACGGGATTGCAGAACACAGCGAGGGACGCAAGACCCTAGTGTTCCTGCCGCTCATCCGTACATCCGAGGCGTTTGTGCACCTATGCCGTGCACGTGGCCTTACCGCGGAGCATATCGACGGCGAATCCGTCGACCGTCGCGACATGCTGCGCCGGTTCGCAGCAGGCGAGTTTCAGATATTGAGCAATTCCAACCTGCTACTCGAGGGATACGACTGTCCCGACATCGCGTGTGTCGTGTGCCTACGCCCCACGCGTAGCCGGCCACTATACGCGCAGATGATCGGCAGAGGGACGCGTATCGCACCAGGCAAGAGGGATCTACTGATCCTTGACTTCCTGTGGCAGACGAGCCGCCACAGCCTGTGCGTACCAGCGTCGTTGATTGTGCGCGACGATCGCGAGGCACGCGACGTCATGGCGCGTATCGCGCCCGGGCGGCCACCGGTCGACCTCATCGCAGCAGACCGCGACGCACAACGGGAACGCGAACGGACGCTCGCTCGTCAATTGCAACAGCAGCGTGCGCGCGAGAGCCGCGTTGTCGACCCGCTGGAATTCGCGTTGAGCATTGCCGACATCGACCTGGCAGAGTATACGCCCGTGTTCGCGTGGGAACGCCAACCGCCGTCCGACAAGCAGCTCGCACTACTGTCGCGGTTCGGCGTCGATCGGAGCAAGGTGTTGTGCCGCGGACACGCGAGCGCACTCATCGATCGACTGCTCACGCGACGCAAACTCAACCTGTGCACGCTGCGGCAGGCGTGTCTACTACGACGGCACGGGATCGATCCAAGCAATATATCGTTCACTAGAGCACGAGAGATCATAGACGACATCATGCGGAGGAGAGGGGATGAGAACATTGGATGACTACCTAGCAGTAGCGACGCCTGTTGGCGAGCGGAACACGGCTCTGTTCCACGCGGTGCTGCTCGCACGCCGCCATGGGTGGAGTGAGTATGATATAGAACAGATCATCGGCGGCAAGGCCCGCGCAGACGGGCTGTCTGCGTCTGAGATACGCAGCACGATCCGGAGTGCGATGCGGTACGATATCACGCCACAGCGTCACGTGGATCATGGCGCGATAGCGTGGGACGCGGTCATTGGTCGCGACTATGACCAGCCAGCGGCGACGGCGTCCGAGCTGCCTCCACCGAGCGAGACGTGGGAGCAGACCGATCTGCCGCGGTTCGTCGAGTTGTTGTTCCAACCCGACGAGTTCGTCGCATACAACGTGTCGTACAAGCGCGATGGTGATCGCATCAGGCCAGACGGGCGCGGGGTGTACCATCGTCGTGCACGCGACATCATCGCAGCATGCCATGAGCCTGATACTGTTGCAGCGCAGGCTATCGGTGCACAGCAGGAGGCGGGTGCGTGGATACGACTCAATCCAGTCGACGGCCGTGGCGTATGCGACGCGAACGTCACCGCATACCGTCACGCACTCGTCGAGTGCGACCAACTGCCTATCGACGAACAGTGGCGCCGTATCACAGCGCTGCGAGTGCCATGTACGACCGTCGTACATAGCGGCGGCAAGAGCTTGCACTTCGCGGTGCGTATCGACGCACGGAACGCTGCAGAGTACAGCGCGCGTGTTGCGCGACTATACGATATACTCGAGAGGGCTGGTATCCCGCTTGACAGACAGAACCGCAATGCGTCGCGATTGAGCCGACTGCCAGGCGTATGGCGAGGCACACAGCGACAATACCTCGTCGCGACAAACATTGGCTGTGACGACTACGATGCATGGATACGCCACATTGAGACAGCTAGGACACGACTGCCGATCCGCACGTTGGGCGACATGCTCGCTACTGTACCGCCACCCGCACCCGAGCTCATCCGCGGCATACTACGCCGTGGCCACAAGATGCTGTTCGCGGGCGGCTCCAAGTCGGGCAAGACATTCGCAATGATCGCGCTTGCGCGTGCAATATCGTGCGGCGGTGAGTGGTTCGGGTATCAATGCCACCAGGCCCGCGTGTTGTACATCAACCTCGAGGTAGACGAGGCGTCGTTCGTGCAGCGAGTACGCGACGTCCAGGACGCAGTGGGCGCTGCAAATGCCGACGCGTTCCACGTGCTGAACCTGCGCGGCCATTCAGAACCGTTGAACACGTTGAGCACACGACTGCTACGCCAGATCGAGCCTGGGTACTACGGCGCCGTGATCGTCGATCCCATATACAAGGTCTACATGGGCGACGAGAACAGTGCACGTGACATTGCCGAGCTATGCAGGCATATCGACCGGCTCGCAGAAGATCTTCAATCGAGCGTGATCATCGTGAGCCACTTCGCCAAGGGTGCGCAGGGCGGTCGTGCGTCGATCGACCGCACGTCAGGATCTGGTGTATTCGGTCGCGACCCGGACGCTGTAGGCACTCTCACAGCTACCGAGGAGGAGCGAGTGTTCATGCTGGAATGGACTCTTCGTGAATTCCGCACACCCGACCCTGTACCGGTCGTCTGGGAGTGGCCATGCCATCGTATCGACTACTCATACAGTGGCGTGCAGCTCGCTGGGCAGAAGGGGCGGCGGACGAGCATCACGCGTGTCATGCTCGAGGCCGCAATACGCGACGTTGGCAATGGCGAGCGATTCGCACGCATCGTTGACGTCGCGAAGCACTTGAACGTATCGGACAAGACTATACGTCGTCACGCGATCGAGTACGGCATGCGTACCAGTGGAGGACTAGTGGAGTATGAGTAGACGCCCGCGGAAACGGGGCGCGATGATGCGCAGGGTCCACTTGAGCATCGGGTTGCCCGGTTCAATCCTCCTATTCAGTTCTGTAGAATTTATGCACCAACCTTGCTCTATCATCCGTTAGTTCCCAACCATCAAACGCTAGTAGGTTGGGAAATTTGCGAAACAACATTCGCTCATCGCCGATATCGTTGATGTAACAGATCACATCAACCTTTTCTACCTGTACGGTGAACACCATTCATCGTACAACTTCGTATATTCACAATATAGCCAATCTATCCACTCTTCCACTTCTTTCGCCACTCGTTCACACTGTAGCGCCTCTATCAAACTATACATACGCACAACATTGCCATTTGATCTTTCACAACATTTCTGTGTTTCATTAAAAACTTTCTCCGCTTTTTTCTTCGATCCGACAAACTCGCAGTAAACTTTACAGTCAGATTCAAAGCCTTGCTCAACTAATACACAATATAACATGCTCAATACCTCCAACTGTTTTCAAAGCAGACAAAATTGTTCACCGATTCTCTTTGATCGTCATCCTCTTAATCTCTTGTGCCGGCACTACGTATTCGCTCCGCTGTGATACGTGAAACGCAACGGTGTATTGCGTGCCGACGATTCGCGATGCATGCGATTCACCAGCGCACTGCCATAACTGCGCCTCTATACCACGCATCTCGTCCTCAACCGCACGTAATCGCTCGCGTATCTCCGCACACTGTGATTGAAGCATTGCATATCGGTTGAGCATATCATCATACGCACTCGATTCAATCACATTATCAGCACGTGTATACATGCTTCTTGTAATTGGTAGATCAATCGCGCTTGATGCGCGTGGCGGTGTTCGTTGCACAAGGCACTGATAGAACTCCTGTGCTGCAGGCTGAATAATCCGCTCAATGAACTGATCGTCGCGTCTCACTAGCCACAACCGATACCGGCGCCGGTAATCGAGAATTAACGTGATCACCACAGCGCCTTGCCGATCATGCACGTACATTTGAGTCTGGACTTGCGCAAACCACGCTGGAGGCAATGCATCGTCCTCAAGTCGCCCCGTCGTCTTGCATTCTAGAATTGCTTCGCAGGGCTCAACGTCTCCGTCGTAACCGATAATGCCGAGCCCATACTCACGCAATTCTTTCTCTTGCGGAATTGTGATGAGCCCGTCTATCGTTGCACCGATAAAGTCTTTCACACGCCATGCACGATCGAGATCGACCTCTTCAGTATGCCACTTTGTGAGTTTTGCAGCCTTGCGTATCAGCACAGGCTGTAGATCCAGCCCGACCTCCATCGCCGTGCTTTGCGCTTGTTCCTCGCCCTCGACTTTTTCAGCCCATAATTGCAACGGACTTTTGTACTGTGACACGCCTAGTAAAATCGGCACGTCCGTAGCAGTCACAACTTTCCTTCTCTGTTCAAGCCACTCTTGTTCGTTCACTGTTTTTCTCCTTACTGAATTCTCATCGGCATGATTACGTACGCTTCGTTCTCGATAATCTCGCCATCTCTCAACGGCTGCACTATGAACGGTGAATTGGCGTCTTTCATTGAGAAAACAACGTCGTCAATATCATCATCAATTGCGTTCAGCACATCTCTCAAAAATGCAGGATTCACGCCGATCTGGAGGGGCTCGTTCTCATAAACGATCGGCATCGATTCTTCAAATTCACCGACGTTTGGATTGATCGTTCGTATTGTCAGATCGCCATCTTCAAACAAAAGTTGTATCGGAAACGTTGAGCCACGCACGATCGATTCTGCTCGTTGAATGCAATCATATAGATCGGCTCTATTGATCTTTGCAGTGATATCTGCATTTTTCGGTATGACTCTGTTCACGTCTGGATAACCGCCCGCAACCGTAGATGAGATTACTTTCAACCCGTCCATCGAGAATGCAATCGTGTCGCCTTGAATGCAAACCTCAACATTCACGTCTTCGTCGAGAGCCTTCTGCAGGTGCAATGCGGTTTTCCCTGGGATCGTTACCGCAACGTCTGCAGTGGTGTTT